CTCCGGTGTTATTAGTAAGCCTTATAGAAGCCTCAGTTGCATCAGAAATGTGTAGCCCTGCACCTGGAGTGGTGATTCCTCTCCCCAAGTTTCCTTCACTAGTAATTCTCAGACGCTCGTTAGAAAGCGTAGAGAACTGCATATAGTCCCCACCATGGTCATAAACAACCTTTCCTCGCGTTTCCGCGCTGCCTGACGTGCCATCAGAAAAATAAATTGCCCCCTCACCTGCCGTTCCACAGCGAATTGTTATTCCGCAGTTATTGGTAATACTTGTTGAATTATCGACTGTCAGATTATCCGCAAGGCTGTTGCCTACGGTCGTCGTTCCAATACAAACCGCGCTAGGGATGCCTTTAAAGAAGTTTTGAAGCGTTATCTTCTTGTTTTTGTCAGCCGCAGCAGCCTCGCTAACGTCAACAATTGTAAGCAAATCGTCGTTTGCCTGGCCGCCTGCAGCCAGTGCAGACAGCTCCGAAATCTTGCGGTCAGCCATGGTAGTTAAGTCTTGATGACGTACATCATTGCAATGTTACGCGGTCTTGCCTCATTGCCACCCTGATCGCTGGTGCGATATACGTTGCCGTTGCCGCTAGTTACACTTGTGGCGTCATAAGGAAATGATCCAGTTTGCCTGTCCGTCCACCCGCCTTGCCCGTCAGCATTCGTCAGTTGATCGTCACCAGGGAAAACGTGATTGTGCAACTTGTTGCTGTCGCCCTGTGACGAAGCAAAACTACGGCCACTATCTACGCCACGATTGTTGTCCCAACCGCGAACAAATTCACCACGTAAATCTGGCAAAGCAAATGATGCGCTGCTTACCGTCCCTGTATTCCACGTCGTCCCAATAACCGCGAATAAAGCAGCGTAAGTCGTTCTACTAACTTCATTACCATTACACTTCAAATATCCAGATGGCACAGTGGTAGTTGCCATTAGATGAACTGAACCAGTTGGCACAGTGCTTGGCGGAGCAGCAAAGCTTAAGTTTCCGCTGCCATCTGATTGCAATACATCATTTGCGTTGCCATCATCGCTTGGCAAAGTCAGCGTGACGTTGCTGCTTACATTTGATGGAGCGCGAATCGCAACATAGTTGCTATTGCTGGTATCCCGCAGCCTTAGTGCTTTGCGATCACGAATCGTGATGCCATTGGTATTAACCTGAACACGCCGCGTTCCGCCAGTGACGATACTGAAATCGTCTGAGGAGTCTCTGTAAAACCCAGTGTTATTGTCCCCGGCAAATCTGACCGACAGGCTGCTTTCTGTCCCAGCAGGAACGGTGACGTTGCCCGTAAAAACTGGGCTGTCAACCTTTGCTAGCCCAAGGTTGGTCTCGTTTAAAGAGCCAATGGTAATAAATGATGTGTTAGTCCCGTTTCTGATCTTCAACTCATTATTGCTTTCATCTGCCCAAATCATTCTGGCGACAGAATTGTTAGCAGGAGGCTCAGACGAACTCGCATTCAGGCTGTAAATAGCAGCCATGTTGAGGTTAATATCCGCCCGGACGTTCGAGCCAGTGTCATTCTGGATCGGAGTAGATTTTGTCTCGTTTACAAAGGACATCAGCCAATCCCGTAACCAACGGCAGTCCAGTTCACCACTTTGGCAATCCGGGTATTACTGGAATTGTAGACCGACACGTCAAATCCGGTAGCCGAAGAATTGCTGATGACGTAGTAATCACCTGATGCGTTAGTCGTGAAGACAATGCCAACGGACGGCGTAACGTAAAACTTGTTGCCATTGCCGTAAGCCACCGACACGTCTGCGCTAGTGCTAGTCGTTACCGAGCCAGTCGCTGAACGCCTTGTCATTGCGGCCTGAATACGCAGTTGATCAACAGAAATTTGCTCTTGCGAACTTCCAGTGCTGAACTCTGCCTTGACTTGGTAGCCACGAGCCTTGAACTCTGCATTGTTGAAAGGACGCCAACTTGTAAACGTGGGGGAGCCTGCTGGATCGTCCTGCGTGGTGCGGATATACAACTCAACGTCACAATTATTTGGCTCACCACCATCAAAGTCGATCATCGAGTCGAAATCGGGCACATCATCAATGCGTTCGCCATACGGGTAGAAGGCACGAGCCCGAACAGTGCTGTTCAGTCTGATGCTAAAAACATCGCTCAATACAAACGTATTCCCACCGTTAAAGACATATGTCCCTGATGTATGCAACTTGTTGTTGCCCTGTTGCAAAAGTAGGCTGTCATCTTCGAGCGCCAATGCAGAGTCACTATCTTCTGAGATAAAAAGACCATTAGTGAACCCCTCGTCGCCGCTTGCGGCCAGCTCTAACTCATTGTTTACGGTGTCAACTGTTAAATTAGTTTTAGTGCCAGTAAATGACGGGTCTTCTGTAGAACTCAAAGCCCCAACAACTTCAACGCTGTCCAGATCAGCTTTCGTAAATTCAATTAATGCTGCGACTAAGCTTTCGCGGCCACCAGAATCAACAAACTTGGCACTGTACGTGCCAGCCTTAAGGTCCGCATACGCTTCAGTCGCAGAACCTGGAAGTTTCCTAGAAATGCTGGTTGATTTCTGCCACGTAACACCGCTCAAATCAGGCGAATGGCGGAGACGCACATAACCACCAATCCGAACATCTAAATCAGTAGATTCCGCCCAAGTCAAACGCGCTTGCCCGTTGACGGCAATCATGCTGAAGTCAGCTACATTTGCCGGTGCAGCAGTTTTTCCAAGTAGTTGCAAATCTGCAGACGTAATTTGGCTACCTTTGCCCAAGGGACTTTTAGCTTGGATCTGAACATACAGCCGCCCTGCACGCAGATTCCGCAGTGTTACTGAAGGAGACGACGTGCTGACAGATTTCCAGTTGCCATCGTCTATTCGATACTTGACACGAAATTCACTGACATTTCTGCGATCGTGGCCCCAGCCAACTACCGCGCCAACGAAGACGCTATTAGATTCTTCGTACAAAAACTCTGTAATGCTAATGTTATCGACCGGGTTAGGAATTAACGTCAGATCGCTAATATCACGATCGGTTAGTTCATTGCCATTCTCGACTGCGTCATAAATAGTGCTGTTATATGCAACGGCGCTGACGCCAAAAACGCCTTCTCCAGACTCAACTACAGATACAACACGGAACTGTTGAGATTGAATATCGTCATTTTGGAATAAAAATACTGATCCAACGGCTGGCGCTTCGCTAAATGCACTAATAACGTCAATCACTACTCCGTCAGGAATTAAATCGCCTTGCAATGCGTAGTCGCTGCCGGTTTCAAGCAACAAAACATCTCCATTCTCAAGGTGAAAATCTCCAACAGAGCTACCCTCTTGACCACCGACACCTTTGATGCCACCAACAGGAACATTTCTTTGCTCAACCAATCCAGTCGGTAAAATTACTGACAGCTTCGGATTATTAGCAGCCGCCAATGAAAGAAACAAATCATCAGCACTGTCTGTTGTAATTTCTGTTGTGGTTGCCTCGATAACGCGACCAGAACGACGCGCTCCAGAGCGAACCGGATCAGCAATATCAATGACCATGCCAGGTCGCAAAACGATGCCGCTTTCAAGTGCAACGCTGAACTGAATCGTTTCAGTCAGATTTTGCTCAGATAGCAGTGTCCACTTGCCAATGCGGTGCGCCTGCCCTTGGCTGTAACAACCGATTGCCTTGATGTCCTTTTTAATGATGCCGTACTTGGCAACCGCAGCATGGTCTTCAACGTATTCATATTCAATATCTCCACGGGTGTCATATGACTGCCAAGCCACAACAACCACAGAGTGACGTGCTTTTTGGGACGCGCCTTGATATTGAAAAAGGCCATCAACAACGTTGCTAGGGCCAAGCAGGTACTGAGGGTCAGATGGCTTGTCCTGCAATAGCTGCAGCGTTCCCGCACCGTAATACGCAATGCCACGGAAAATAGCCGTCATCTGCTGGATGACGTTATAAACCTCATCTCTACTGTTAATCAGAATGTTGACGCTGAAACGTCGCTCTTTGCCGCCCGCTCCATCATCAACAAGCTCGTTGCAATACTGGCTAATTGCAAAAAAGTCGTACTTATCAAGCGTTGACTCTGGAACGCCTGCACCATAACGCTCATTAATCAACAAGTCGTATAAACACCAAGCTGGGTCATTTGTCCATGTCGCAGCTTGAAACGTGCCGTCCCAGATGCCGGAGTAGGTCAAGCCGCCTTGATATTTACCTTGCAGATCAACCGTCGCATTGCTTGGAATCTTTACCTTGATCCCACGAATTAAATATTTACGAGCTGGGATGCTACTAAACTGGCTTGAATCAAACCGCAAACCGACTAATGCTGAGTTTGGGTAGCGAAACTTTTCATCAATAATCTCAGTAAAACTTTGGAAAATTGTTACGTTAGCTTTTTTCTGGCTTGTTTCGTCGTCGCTTACCCGCACCATCCGCACATCAACAGGGAAGTCGCCAGTTAAGTTGATTAAATAATCTCGTTGATAAACACCGCTGCTCTTG